TTACTTCATCCCCAGGTATTGGTATACTACTAAATTTACCTCTAACATACCCTAACATTTCTTTACATAATGCCAAAGTATATTCAAATATCCACCTGCGACCTATAGAATTTATCCTATTATATTCAGGATTTTTAAAAGGGCTATTAGAGATATTTGAAACCACATTATTACCTGATATACTGCTGCTCGACCTCTCATCCGTATAAATGTATTCTATAAACATAGATGATCCCTGTATCGTTGGTATAGGAAATATTTGTAACTTATTATTTATTAATCTGAAAGTAAATGATGGTCCTCTTACTTGTCTACTTATTTCAGTTAAATTTAAACTCATTAAATCTAAAGAAACAGGTCGCATTAAGTATGATACTCCTGGAATCGCAACTCCCCCACCTAAATTACTTATCATCCCTTGAAAACCAAAACCTGATCCTGAATAGGGGTCTAATAATCTAGTTATTGCTGGGGATTGTTGGTAATAAACTCTTTTAATTTCAATACTACGAGTATTTTGATCCTCAACATTTATAAGAGATTGTACATCATAGGTTTGTTGGTTATAATTTAGGGGCACTTCAAACCTTCTCCAATCAACAAACCCTCCAGATCCTGATTCACTACCATACTGTTTAGATATTGATATTACAGAATTTTGGTTAGGTGTATAATTTCGGTCATTTAAATAGGTATTGTTACCATTTTCATCTTTAAAGATGTCTAAACTTGTTCCTTCTAAATCTAATTGGTTATCACGAGTTTTAAATGAATAAACTTCATTACCATATGTTGTTATTGCAGACTCAAATGCAGTAAAAAAATTAGTCTTTCCTAATTCAACCCCCATTACAGGATAACCCAACCTTGAGGCACAATATTTTATTAACTTTTCTCCATCTGATTTAAATTCATCATCATCATCATAAAAACCAAAAGCCGTTAAATCTATTTCATATGTGTTATCACCACTATAATAATTTTTATCTAAGTTATCGAATGTGTCCATTTATAGTATTTTATTATAAATATAAATTTGAATTGAAAATAGATGTAGAATGTTATATTGAAAATTAGGGTTTTAACATAATACAAAACTGTTTTAATAATGGCATGTGTTATATTTTTAATAACGTTATAACCCCGATATTTATGTTATTAAAATGTGGGATTTATCTAAATTATATATGCTTGTTAATGTAAGAACAAAAAAACGGGAAACATAAGTTTCCCGTTAATTTTATTTAAATAACCTTTCAGTATATTATATGGTCTCTAACCCACTTACAAAAAGTCTAGCATAGAATTCTGGTCTTATCATTTTCTTAGCGAATCTGGTAAGTAATCCTTTACTAGGTGTGAATGTTTCTGGATCGTACACTAAAGGTGTCATAATTAATGGAATATATGGTGCAAATACCGCCCCAGCTTCTAAGAATTGATTACCTCTATATCCTAATAGGATTGTGTTCTCAGTCATAAATGGGTTTTTAAATACTTTGTACCTACCATTTAATTGACCTGTCTTTTGTACACCAAAAGCATATGAATTTTTACTCACATCACCATCTGAACTAGATGAGAAACCTGGGATTGATTCAATAATTGTTGCTACACTTGGAGAAACCACCATGAAGTTAGCTCCACCTCTAAAGGTTTTCTGGTGTATACCGTTACTTAATTTTTGTAATTTAGTACCGATAGTTTGGAACCATCCACCTTGTGTGTTATAAAAACCACCTGTATTAACATCTTCTGATACGAAATCAGCTCCTGAGAAGAAAGTGTTATTTTTAGCTGACCAATATTCATCACCACCTTTGGCTCCTTGAATAAGCATATCTAACATTTCTAAGTCAATTTCCATAGATACGTGGTCAGTCATCATATCACTGATTTCTGCCTCAGCATCAACGTTTTGATATTTGTCAATGTCAGTTGCGAATTCTTGAGTCCAAGATGCTTTTAACTTTCTTGTTTTCGCAGTAATTGATTCACTTCTCATTTGAAGCTTTAACTCAGGTATTTTAATACCATCTGCGTTATCGGGAACCAATGATCCATTTTGATCTTCAAAATCACCTCTTGCGTTATCTTTAGTTTGTAAAGCTTGCTCTACTATAACATCTACACTTGTAGGAGTACCTGCACCTGGGTCTGCACCTGCTGGAAATACACTTTTATCTACAATAAAAATAACATTGTCCCCATCTACACGAGTAAACTCTGGGAAAATAGATACTTCTGGGATAGTTACAGGTGTACCGGGATTTGTTGAATCTTCTTTTAATCTGAAACCTCTTACAGCTTCTAAATCAACAGCCGCATTTAAATCAGCTTTTGGTACAGTTACTCTAACTAAATCTTCAGCTGCTACGGCAGCATATAATCTAGAATCGAATCTAATGTCCTGCTTTGTAGCTGTTGCTAAGGCAATACCTTCTGAAGTTGATTCTACAGTATTAATAGAGTAGCTAAATCTACCTGCCCCATAAAAACCACCACTTGCTTCGTTTCCGAAAGGCTTGTTATCTCCAGTGTTACCATAAAGTGAATCACCTTTCTTGAAAGGTCCTTTATCAGTACCATATTGAAAATCTAGGAAGAATACTAATCCCGATGGTAAGTTTAATGGTTGAACAGATACAAATTCTTTAGATGAAATTTGACCAAAAATCTTTCTTACCATTGGTAATGCGATTCCGGCCCATTGCTCACCTACTCCAGATGTGAATGTACCACCAGCTTGTCCACCTCCGGAAAGAGATGTTTCTACTACTAATTGTTTTGTTTGGTTTTCGAGAATCATACTCATGTTGTTTTTCTCAACATCATTACTTAAATTCTCTAGCAAACCCGTTTGCTCCCATTTGTTACTCAACCTTTGAGCTTTTTGTTGGATAGATTTATAAGGGTTTGAACTTTCTAATAATTGTTTTAATTCCATTTTTTTTGTTTTTCTTTTCTTTTATTTTTTAATACCTGCAATTCGTTGCCATCTAGCAGTCATACCATTGTCTTCATTTATGGGTTGAGATGCTTTTTTGTTTTCAACGATTTGTGTTGTTTTGGAGGCAAAAGGTTTGTGTTTAGTATTTAAAGGCTTTGAGACCAATGAATCTTTTAACATTTCATAAATCAATTTAGATTCTTTTATAGAAGTTGCATTATCAAATGTTTTTACTACGTATAATTTTTTAGATTCTGTCAAACTCTTTTCTTTAAGAATTCTATTAGAATATAAAAGTTTTGAATTTAATAAATTTAATTGCTTATTAGACTCATTTAACTTTTTTAAAGTTTTTTCAACTAAACTCTGATCTCTCTTTGCTTTATTAGAATTTTCTTTAAGGAACTTTAATTTTCTTTTTAGAGATTTATTCTCTTTAATTGCACTATCGTATCTTTTAAATTTATTCATCTCTAACATGCCATCATCATCGGAATCATCATCCATAATGTCATCTTCTAAATCAGTAGCGTCTAATTCACCTTCGTCTATCATATCTTGGATTACTCCTTCTATGAATTCTTCAAGTTCATCTTCAGTCATACTTGAAATATCAACTTCTGAATCATCATCCATGTCTAAATCATCACCCATGTCTAAATCATCACCCATGTCTAAATCATCATCACTATCGATATCTTCCATATCATCATCTGCTTCTTCACTTAGATTTTCATCTAATTCATCGGAAGAGTTGTCTAACTCAGATAATAATTCGTCTAAATTTATATCATCCATATCATCCATATCATCATTGTCATCATCATCAGATGAATTCATTTCTAATATTCTTTTAGATAACATAGATTTCATTTTGGGGCTGAAATTTTCTTCAAGTGATACCTTGGCATTTTCTAAAGCTAACTCTTTGATGCTTTTAACATCTAGGATTGCCTCCTGTAATAATCTTTTATTCTTACTCATAAAAATTTGTTTTTGTGAAATACGTTTATTAAAAACGTAATGGAAAGTCTTGTATGATTGGTGTTATATTGAAGTTAATAACACATCGATGCTTATACATACCAGGAAAGACAAAAAAAAACCAAATCTTTATATGATTTGGTTATCTTTTTTTAAATATAATAAAATGTTTTTATAAAGGACAAGTACCATGTAAACATATTAACTCTCTAACAATATTATTAAAATTGCTATATTTACTAGGTTCGGATTTTATACTCTCATTCAAACTACCTTCTGAACTATTGTCTATATGATATGTTGAATTAGAATTAGAAGGATCAGATACAAAATCCCAACATAATAATTCAAAATCATTTTGTACCTCTAATATACCTCCTACTTCTACAAGACTACCCATCCCCCTTGAAGATACACCTACAGTAATTCTATTTTCTAATAAAGCCCTAAGTATGTTTCCTGATGGGGTGGGTAGAATTTCTATTTCACCATGTAAATTATCCCCAACCCACCAAAATTTAGTGATATTATGGGATACATTTTTTAAATTTATTATTTGTGATTCGGGATGATCAAGCTCACCTAGGGCACACCTTTTATTTACTTTTTGGAGATATAAATCCATCTCTCTTTCCCATAATTCCTTTGAGTAATACCGACCATTCCCATTTTTTAATTCAGCTGTCGCTAATACTCCTTGAACTAATAAATTTCCTCTATCAGATTTAGTAGATTCATATATAGAGTTTTTAGAAGTAGGGGTAAAATATATGGTTTCTATTAATAATTGCTTCTTCATATTTATGGGATTGTTTTTTATTATAAATACACCCATATATTAAAAAAATTAGTTTTTTAAGAATCTCTCATGTTTTCAGCTAATGTCTTTTTAGATACTTGACTACAAGCATATATCTCATTTTTATATAAGGATAAGTCTGAGGGGATTTTGTTCGTTCCAGATATAAAGATATCTTCGCTTATTTCAATATTGTCTACCCTCCTCATTCCATTAAAACTTCTAAATGTATTCCGTGTTGTTCTATACCAACTATTTAAATTTGTTAGGTATATCTCTAAGTAGCCATTTTTATCAAAATTATATTTTAAACTATTTTTACCCATAACTAATTTTATTGTTATTATATGTAAATATACGAACCCCAAATGGTAATACCAAATGGGATTCTTATTATATTAAAATCAAATATTTGTTAAAAAGATATATTTTCTAATGCTTTATAAACTTTGTCTATTTTATTTTTATTTATTTTATTTTCTCCTAAAATATTATTTACAAGGGTATTTCTTTTATTAGAATCTACCATCACATCATAAAACTCACTTAGTGAATCAAAGTTACTTTCTATATATTTAGATGTCATCTCTTCTTCTTCATCATTTTCATTCATATCATCATTATTACTAACGCCCTCAAAAGTAACATCTATTCCGTAATCAATAAATATTTCGTTGAGTTCAAGTTCCAATTGATCTATATTATTACTTTCAGGAAAGAAAAAATAAGCTTCTGGTGAATACCCATTGTTCTTCTTAGGGGTTATTAGTTCACCATAATAATCTAAATCGTCTAAAATATCTAGTAACAAGTTAAAATCCTTTCCTGATGATGGTATTACATCTAACCCTTCCTCTGAATCTTCTTTTTCTACAGCATCTAAATCTTCGTTTAAATCTTTTGAGTGTAGTGGTAAATCAATCCTCTTTCCATCAAACATATAATTGTATTCAAACCCCTTTGAAAATAAAAATTCATCGAGCATTTTTATCACCATAAAAGCATCGTCCCTATCCTCTACTTTTAAACATAATGTTCTTTTGTTTTTTAACTCCAAATCAATGGGAAAACCCTCATCCAATTCGGCAACAGCTTCTTCAAAGTCTGATTTAAATGTTATGCATAATTCGAATATGTCTTCGGATTCATACAGGTTTTCTTTAATTTTCCTCTTTGTCATTCTCCTCTCTTTTAAAATATTACTATTTTTGGGAGTGTACTCTTCCATACCTGAAGATTTGTAATTTCCTTTAACTTCTTCTGTTTCTTTAGATGTTTCATACCCAATACCCTTTATCCCAAATGCAGAATTTTTAGTATAATAACTAACATCATCAGATAAATTTTTAGCAACTATTTTTTGAATTTCAGCTACACTTTTACCTTGATTTTCCACACTATTCATTTCAGCATAAAACCCCTTATAAAATCTAGAACCATTATTCATGGCATCACTAACTTCCTCTCCATGTTCACTACCTTTATTAACATATTCCTTAAACTTTTCAAAAAAGTTCACATTAATTATATCCTTTTTTACTTCATTAATGGTATTATTACTCTTTAATGAATGTATCATTTCACTTAGAGAATTAAGGTTTGTGAATTTACCAGGGAAGGTATTTTGGATTTGTTTTTTAAAATTAAAAGGAGAAACCTCCCCTTTCTTAAATAATTTATAATTTTCTTGTATGGTTTTCATTTATTTTATGTATTTATTTTTCGAACAATTTAATTTTTTTGATTAATTTAGATTTAAAGTTCTTTGGTAACTTATACCCTTTAGGCACTTTCTTAGAATTCCCTTGTAGTGCTACCCCCCCATCAGATGTAACCATGGTTTCATTTAATTTATTATATCTATCAGGATAATTTTTTCTAAAAAATGTTCTAGTTTTATTCCTTAAATCACGATGTTCCTTGTAAAGAGATTGAATACCGTCATCCCCAGTAGTTGTATAAAGTTTTTGAATATCATTTATAACTCTATTAAAGTCTTTTACTATCCTATTAACATTAGGGGCATATACAACATCCCAGGTTTGTTTTCCAGTATCTTTGTCTTTATCTACTAGTTTAGTACTAAATCCTTCTTTCATGTTATATTAAGTTTTCAATTTCATCAATTAATTCCTCACATAATAAAAGTTCTAAGAGAACATCATCAGTTACATTTTGGGATTTATCAAATACTTTTATATTATTGCTTATTTCTTCTAATTTTATCTTTACAATTTTATCTTCAGATTTTTTAGTATTTTCTAATAATCTACCCTTAATTTCCCCAACTTTTTTATTATAAAATTCCCTTAATTTACTTGAGGAACCCATACAATTAATATATTGAGATAATATGTTTTTTTGGTTTTCGTTTAATTCCTTATATTTTTCATTGAACTTTTTAGATAAGATTTGAAATGTTAATAATTTCGTTTCTTTATCTAAACCTTGTATTTCTTTTAAATCCTCATTTATCTCTTCAGTTTTAATACTGTTAGGGGACATATATTCCAAAATTGTTTTTTTATCCTCTAGCGCATCAGGTATATTATGGGCTATTTTATTTTTATGATGTTCCAATAATTTATAAATAGAGGCGTATTCTTTATAATCTTTAATTTTATAAGAAAATATTTCATCTACGTCATAGTACTTCTTAATTTCCTTAATTAAGTTATATTTTTCCCTATTTAAAGTTTTATACTTAAAATTACTATGGATATCTATTAATTCAGATAAAAATTCTTTCCCTTTAACATCATCAAAAGATCCCTTACTCTCTATAATAGTATTGTATAAAGAGTATTCCTTATTGATTTCTCCTTTGGTGTAAAATTCTTTAAGGATTCCAACTGCTTTGGAATTTTTATTTTTTAAGGTATCGGAGGTTACTTGTCTTATTAAAAATTCAAATAGTAGCCCGGTATTTTTATATTTGGAATGTTTTAAACCCATTTATATGTATTTTTATTATAAATATTAATCTTCCAACTTAGAATCGTCTAGCATAGTATTTTTATAATCATCTTTTTTTTCATCTTCTGTGATTATTAATTTAGTTGATTTCCCTGGTTGGTATCTCTCTAGAGATTTTTCTAGGGAGTGGTTTAATATGGGTTTCTTAGAATTGTTTTTTTTCTTAATTTCATTAGCATTTTTTACATCCTTCATTCCTTTAACACCTAACCTATCTTTACCCAAATTATCTTCTTGTTTATTTCTTTTAGTTGTTTTATCAAGTGGTCGACCTAGTGTTAAGTCATCACCATACCCTTCGGGGACATTACTTGGATCTGATGTAGTTCTTCCCTTACCATATAATGAGGCTAAATCATGAGGCGTACCATAAGATTTACCAGATTCAAAGGGATCATTTCCTTCTTCTCCTACTTGTGTTAATCTAAATTCTTCTTTAGCATCATATAAAAGTTGGTTTCTATATGAGTTTACTTGTTCTTCACTAAAATTAAATATATTCTCGTATATCCAAGATTTAGGTACTATTTTATTAGTTAATAGGGACTCAGCGGCTTCACTTTTGGCCTTAAATAATTCAATTTTTTCCTGCTCATATATAATAGAAGGAGTTGTTAATTTTAGATCAAAATTAACTAAATCCTCATCTCTAAATCCTAATGAATAAAGGTGGACTATTGCTATTTTATTAAGTTCAGAAGTTAATATCCTTTGGATTCTATCTATTGTTCTACCGAACCTTATATCTTCAGAAGCTAGTGTAGCTTTACCCTCTAAGTCGGCTTCAAATCCCAAAAATGCTTTGGGTACCTTTAAAGCCGCAAACAAATGGTCTCTTAAATACTCAACGTCTTTGATACCATCATATTGTAAACCAGGGGCTGTGTCTACTTTAGTATGTTGACCATCTCCTCTAGTAGGTATATACATGTCTTCTAACATGTTAGCTAAATTATATCTTAAATTATATTGTCCTGTTTTTGGGTCTTGATGAGGATCTCTTTTCAATCTGCTCATTGTATCCTGCATGAAACCTTCAATTTCATCAGCTGGTATGCCTGCTACATTTACATAATATATTCTTTTTTCGGGGGCTCTTGTTATTCTATGAACTAACATGGCTTCTTCCATTAAAGAATATTGTTTATATAATGTACGTGCGGGTTCAAGATAACTACGACCGTATGGAAGATAGCTAACATCAGCAATTAACCTGAAATGAGCCATCTCATAATTTTTAAAACTTACTTGACCCTCTCTCCCATTGGAGATTCCATCACCCCCAACAATACCATTTGGGTGGTAATCGAATTTTACACTGTGTGGGTTTTCTTCATCAAACCCCTCATGTCTTGATATATTATAAGAAGTATATGGTATTACGTTATAAACCCCAAATTTTTCTGCTATTTCCAGTTTTAAGAAAAAATCACCATATTTACACATTTGTCTACTCCATGCCCACAAATTAAACTCTATGTTTAATACATCATAAAATAAATTTTCTAAATGTTCATAAATTTCTTCATTACTTGATTGAACAGTTAATACTTTATCCATTTCATTTTTTAAGGAGCATTCGTCTGCTATTATATCTAAAGCTGATGCTATAATGGGATTTGTATCCATTAAGTCATATTCTGAATATAGTTGAGGTCTTAAGTATTGAAATTGTTGTTGTAGGTGCCTTCCATATAAAGAGCTATTATTCATAGACATATTGTTATATCTACCTACTAACGAATTTGTTCTTATATTTTGACTGTTTTGTATTTTATTTATATCAACAGTATTAATTTTATTCCCCCCAACATTTCTAATTATAACATCAGTAGAAAATACTCTGTTTAACCTTTGAAATAAACCTGTTTTAACTTTATTTGCCATTATGCATTTTTAATTATCTATTATTTTTTACTCACCCAACTAAAGTCTATAGCACCATGTTTAGTATGTTGTATAAATGCTTCATGGGTGTTTCTATGTCTATTATACGAATTCTGGGTGGGGATTACAACGTCCCTTTCGTATTGATGTTTATTTGTTTTAATATGGTTTAACAACATTCTTGACTCGTCTTGTCCTAAGTTTTTAAATTTAATGGCGGTTTCCCTTACGAAACACCCTATGCCTAAAGCCATAATTAAATCATCATTAAACCCATGTTGGGCCTGTGCCTTACCATTCTTCCATATAAAAACTTCACTCTCATTTATTGTCCTTTGTGAGTGAATTATTATCCCTAAATCCTTAAAGTTTTCCCTTAGCTTACCTATAACCATGGGCCTCGTTTTACTACTCATAGTAAAACCAGGAACCATTTCTTTTTGGTTTTGATATCCACTAGAATATTTGTCTAGATTGAAAGTCCCCCCCTTAGTTGAATAAAATAAATTTTTATAGTTAAGATCTATGGGTACTTGAAGTGTATTCCATCCTACGTTTGCATTCTCTATTACTAAAAGGGCGTTATTGTATTCTGTAGATACGTTTACTAATAAATGTCCAAAATTTTTTGTTCCTATTTTACCCTTAAACTCAGCCACTTGTTCATTAGCTTCTATATCCATAATATGAAAGGCTGAGTAGTCAGCAGCATCTCCTCGTGCTACATCAGCAACCACCATATAAGTTCTAGTATAATCGGGTCTTTTAAAAATCCACATCTCTTTTGCATCCCCCCTTTTTTCAATGGGTGTCATTATATTTTTATCGTGGTCCTCCATATATTCATTATTGAATACATTCCCCCCCGATGCTAAAAATGAGCAATCACATTCTTGTTTTGCTAAATCTTCATCACCTAAAATAATATCTTGTTCATCTCTCCAGGATTGGTTTCTTTCTGGATGAACTGTCCAAGGTAATTTTATAGGGAGAAAACCATTTTCTTGAGCTTGTGCTTTAGACCATGTTCTGTGAAACCAATTACCTTTACCATTGGGAGTTGATAAGACAATGGCTTTCCCCCCAGTAGCTAAAGTTTGTTGAGCTGCACCCCAAATAGTATCTATGTTTCCAATAAAAGCACCCTCATCAATTATTAATAAAGAAACGGCCTCAGATCTACCAGCATCAGATGATGAAGGAGTTGCTTTCATTTGAGAATCGTTTTTTAATTTAAGGGTTAATGCACTTTTTTCTAAAGGTCTTCCTAAGGCTAACCAATTAGGTAAATTATCGTACATGTATTTTACCTTTGTTATCATGTTCTTAGCGGTATCCTGCTTAGTCGCTATACAAAGTATATTCTTACTCTCATTAAATATCATCATGTGGAGAGCATACCCGGCACACAATGTAGAAATACCTAATTGTCTTGATTTTAAAATTATTGAATAGTCATGTTTCTCAAAAAGTTTTTGAACTTTTTTTTGAAATGGGAATAGGTGGAATGGCAGTTTACCCTTATCAGGGTGTTGTATGTAACAGTATTTAACCATAAAATATATGGGGTCCTGACTACATTTTATGTATTCCTGTTTAATTATGTCTTTTATACTAGTATCCATAGGTTTTTAAAATTTTAAAAACTGGGGTGTATAATTTACCCCTATCAATAAATATGGACGATATAGGTTATTGCTACTATCTGGGATTAAGTTGAAACCGAATGATAACCCTAACCCAAAGTTTTGTTTTTTAGTACCACTGCGTGTTTTTTGGTCTATTAATATTGAATTTCCATTACTAAATTTAACATTTGGGTTATCAGTTTGTAAGTTTAAAAACAGCTCATTTTTTTCATTTTTAAATAATGTATTATTAATCCACAAATTATTAGTAGATTTATATTGTGAAAGCCCTACACTTAGGGTACCATTTGTTATAGTATAGGGGGTTTTAATAGATAAAGACTGTTTACTTTTTCCCCAATCCCAAATTTTGTTTAATTTAATACTATCTTTCGTTACTACGTTTTCAATTTCATCTTCTATTTCCGTACTTGATATGTATTCTATAATAACTACGGGTTCCTGATTTTTGAATAAATTTAAACTATCCTTATACTTTTTATTAATTTTCTCATATTCTTCTAGTGTAAAAATTAAACTTCTCATATTTCCTAAAACATTACCATTTTTTAATATTAAATTTTCAATAGTATCGTTTTTGGCTTCAAAATTATTTCTTACTCTTTCAATCTCATACTCCTTTTCTTCAAGTTTATTATAGGATGATTGTAAAAATATACCTAATATAACAATAATCCCAATTAAAATAAATTTAAAATTTTTCGGATTAGTTATCCAACTAAGTATGTTTTTTACTACTAACACGATGAACAAATTATATTTATAATAACATCTCCTTCAATAAATAACAAAAATTCTTCCATTGTGTCAACCGAAGAAGAAACATCTAAAGTATCATTATTATCTATTAACACAAAATCATTCCCCAATGCTATACAACCCAAAAGTTGGTAATGGAAATTCGCTGGATGGATTAATATCTCAGATCTACCATCAACGTCCTGTATCCATATGGTTCTCCCAAATTTAGGAGAGTCATGGAGTATTCCTTTATATTCACCCAAGGGTATACAACTAATATGAGTTTTGTTGTTTAACCAGGGCAATTCTAACGTTTTACAAGTAAAAAGTACCCCATTGTTTTTATCTAGGACATAAAGAACCCCAAGAGTCTGATTTTCTTCAGAGGGGTACCTGTCAATTAATATTTTAACCATGATATAAAATTTTATTCTATGCCTGCATCATCTTTAGCTTGTTTTAGATCATTTACGGCGGTAGTTAATTCTTTAGTTTGCTCAATATCTTCTTCAGAAACTTCATTCATACCCTTGAAAACATCAAATTGATACATCCCCAATTTTCCATCATCAAATTGAACTGTTATTATTTCATTATCTAAATCACTTGATTTTACAAGTCCAGTTTCACCCTGTTTATTAATAGGATCCGAGGTAAGATTAGAAGGTATTCTTACTTTTGTATTTAAGGGGAATTTGTTTTCACTTAGTCTCCTTCTAAATACTTTAGATATTTCACTTATCGTATTCATATTTTTTTATTATACATATACTAACTAGTTATCTCGTTTAAAACTATACTAATCCTATCTTCCATGTTTGTAGTATCTATTAATGTATGTGGAACACTATATTCTTTTAAGATATTAAGTATGGTTTTATCTATTAAAGTCCTATAAACGGAATTGATTTCTCTAACACCATTATCTTCAATGTTCACCCCCTTAGTAGAAATGTAAAAAATGTGGTCATATTCAAGAATAATATGTTTAGCGTATTCTTCAAAGATTATCTTTTTCACTACTCTCATACTTTTAGACTGTCTAGTAAATGCCATTACATCTATTATAGTTCGGTCCGTCAGTAAATTATCATAAAGTAATTCAGATGCTCTTTCTGCTAAAAAAACGGTTTGACCCAAAAATGTTGAATCAGTATTTAAAGGTATTCCCAAACTTTTTAAATATCCACTCCTTTCTGTTGCCAATAAGTAACCCTCAAATTCTGGTAACTTACCTAATTCCTTTACTAAAGTGGTTTTACCCACACTCATACTTCCACAAATTCCTATTTTTGACATATTTATTATTTTTAGTTTCTAAAATCACTTAAACTATTTTTCATCGATTGGTTTTTGTAATATGGGACCCCTGTTCTTTGAGATCGAATTTCTCTCCATTCTTTTTCTTCATACTCTATACCATAAAGAAAGTATTGACATTTATTCTTCTCGCCTCCAGGTATCAAAGCGGGTCCATCCCAATTATGTAGAACACCGTCCCAACTATAAGCTAAAGTACCATCTTCTTTTTTTAACTTTCTACTTTTTGCAAACTCTGTTTTCATATTATTTTATGTTTTGACTAAATATACGAATAATTGTTAAATGACACTAGCTATTTTATATTTCTAAACACTACAAATTACGCATTTGATAATATACCTTATTAATAATGGGGAATGTGGTGTTCATATTGTAATATGTCTGTAATCATGAGATTTTTGCGAATATTGATGAATATCTTGTACATGAACTGGCATATGATATTATGTCTGAAAGGACATATTCTATCTTGTTCTTATTTGACTCCAATATTGATAAAAATTGTAAGGATAAATATTTTGATACTATATAGTTTTTACCTTTATTTTGTAATATTTCATCAAATTGTTTCCTATTTTCCCCATCAGTATATTTACACCATAGTAGGAACAACTTATCCTGAAAGGGGGCATCATTTGATTGGTTTTTTATTTCTTGGGCACTTGGTAATGTTTTGTAACCATTATCACTTAAAAATGTGTTTATAACACCTATTCCTATTTTACCATGGGCAGCATGTTCCCCTAAAATTTCACCAGCAAAATTGGTTGCATAATTGAAAGTTCTAAGAGTCATAGAAGAGTTATTATATTTTATAGACACGTTGTTTGATTTATAAGTAGAATTATAACCCTTGTAGTTTACAACAGAACATTTCTTATCTACCCCATTAATTATCTCAATTTTAATGTCATTTCCAGTTTTTTTAAGGGACACCCCAATCAATTTATTATCTTCAAATAATTCAAAAAGATAAAGATTTAATTCTTCTAAATTATTGGGAAAACTAAATATGTTTGATTCATCAATTAACCATATATCGGAGGCATTCCATTTATCGGAGTTAATGGTTATCCCCATTTTCTTTTTAGCGATTTTATATTTATTATATAAACCCTTTATAAATTTACTATCTCTGTGATGTATGTATTCTACACCCCCATATTTACTAAACAAGAGGTTTGAAACTAATATCATACTATTTAACCATATTTCATCTTTATGCAAAAACGAAACAACGTCGTTAAACTTACTTTTTAAATCTACAAACTCATAGGCTTTTTGTAAATTAAAGTTTTGTATATCCTCAATGCTTACTTCTCTTTTTAAAACATTAAAGGAAAGGGCATTTATTAAACACTGAGATGATTCTTGTAAAGCTGTATTCTTGCTTCCCGCCCTACCAGCAGATGATCCAAACTCTTTATTTTTCTTAAATTTAGATAAAGTTACACTATCACCCCCAACATCATAAAAGGCCGTTTTATTATATTTTAATTTATCGTACTCTCGATTGCACAATATAGTTATCCCTTCTTTAGATAAATCCTTATCTAGAACTATAAAAGTATTATCGTTTAATTCAATACTTTCCCCTTTAGAAATTTTATCTAACAACAAATCCCCTCTAAATTTATATTTAGTGTGAAATTTATGATTTCCGTAAAAAGGTTTATCTAGGTCAACAGTTTTTAAACTTGCCATATTCTTATAAATTTTTATATATTGGTGAGGATAACATAACCCTATGCGCAAGGCCAGGGTTATGTGTTAAAATTTTAAGTTTTAATTATTATTTTGTATTTATTCCATATCTAGATCATCAATCTCATCCATACCTTCACTATCATTTATATTATCGGGATTAATGGGTGCAAATTGTAATATTCTCGATATACTTTTTGATGCCCTATCAGATTGATTAATATTGGATAAATTATAAAGTTTACCTTCTACTTCAGCTGTCCAAAATGTCTTATTATAAATCAAGTTAAAATATTGGTTATTTTTAAGACTAACTCTAAATGTAGATGGTTTAGGAGCCATCAAGTCTATTGATTTAACAAATAAACCAAAATCAATAGTTAACAAGTCAACTAAAACTTCCCTTAATTCTGGAAATTTATATACTGTATCAAAACCCAATTTTTTAAAATTTTTATTTTTAATATTTTGATAAATTTTTGGGCCTCGATTTCGAATAAATTTTTTAATAGACTCTAAATCCATTTGTTTACTTTAAGATATTATTTCTAGTATAGAATGTAATTGTATTACCAATTTGAGTAATAAGCTTTTCATCTCCTAATTCTTTGGCTAACTCTAAAGCTTGTTGTAGATGTAATGATAATTCTTGACCATCCTCAGCATCAGCTTCGAAACCCGATAATTCATCATCATCTAAATCATCTATACCACCACCATCTTTATCTTCTTCGTTTTCATTTAATGTAACGTTGGCGTCCCATCTAATATCACCATTACGTACTAATTTTAAATTAATATCGGGATTACCTTCTAATGTTTCTTCACCTCCAACATTTTTTAAATAATCTATTAATTCCAAAAATGTTTCAGATTCATAATAATCGGAAGTTCCATATTCTGATTTTTTCCATACTCCCGATTGTATACCACCTTCTTCTGATACGCTGTCATTAAATAATCCAGTAATATAATCTTCAAAAACATTTCCTTGAAGAGACCCTTCTTCATTTTCATTTAGGTTTGATTCCTCTAAATTCATTTTATCTTTGATTAATTTTAATGCTTCTTTACTTAACTCCCCACCTTTCATTTTGAGTTGTTTTAACATTCTAATTATTTCATCTAATCCTGCATCAGCGGAGTGGCCCCTATCTCTAGCGGGACCCCCCATTCCATCATCATATTCATCTAAGCTTTCCATATCAAAAGACTCTTCTTCAAAATCATCCCCTAATTCTACTTCCCTTGATATTTTTTCATAATCTTCACCATCTACAAATTCCATGAAGTCTTCTTCAATTTCTTCTTCATCCATGTCACTCATAGAACACTGAGATTCTACTAAATATCTTCTATAAAACTCTACTTCTTTTTTAGTTCCTATTTTGGATAAAAAATTTGTAGGTCTTCTAACACCTTCTCTTAATCTTCTATGTTTGTTTTCTAATAGACCCATTTCTTCCATGTCTTCCATATCATCTACTGATGATAAAATATCTGTAGAAACACCTCCCTCTTCATAATTTGGGTGGTCTTCAATTTCTTCCATCGTAGAGTCTAAAGCCTCTCTTACTTTGGCATCTAATGATAATGGTGCTTTAAAACTTAAGGCAAAATCCCTTGTTTTTGTACCAATGTCAGTACCAGCATCATCATCTAACTCTTCTATTTCCCCTTCTGAGAATTCGGATAAAAATTGAGATTTAATTTCTGCTTCAAAAAATTTTCCTTTATAACTAGGGTCAAATTGGTATTCCCCAAATATACGTACTACCAGAAATTCTTTGTTTTCTCTAAGGGATTTTCTACGTCTACTTTCTCTTAAAGTTCTTAGTTTTGAACTACCTCTTTTATTTTTTCTACGTCTGTTTTCTCTTAAAGTTCTTAGTTTTGAACTACCTCTTTTATTTTTTCTACGTCTGTTTTCTCTTAAAGTTCTTAGTTTTGAACTACCTCTTTTATTTTTTCTACGTCTGTTTTCTTTTAAATCAGATATAACTTTTCCTCCAACTTTTGGCAGACCATCTAGGGATGTTAAGTTGTTATTACTACATTCTAAATCACCTACTATTTTTTTAGGTCCACCTTCTAATGATGTTAATTCATTATCGGAACAATCAAAATCCCCACCTATTAATTTTGGACTACCTTTCAAAGATTTCATTCCATTACCACCACATGAAAAATACCCTCCCACTTCTTCTTGAGGGGCACCTTCTAATGATTCTAATTGGTTATTCCTACAGTCATAATCCTCCTCTACTGTTTGTGGTCCACCTTTTAAGGAAGTTAAATTATTATCAGTGCATGAAAAGTCATCTGTTCTATCTGGACAACCTTCTAATGATGTTAAATTATTTTCAGAACAATTAAATATCCCCGTTACAGAATTAAATTTTACAGGAATAAAATCTAGATCCCGGGCTGCTATATCAACGTGACCCTCTACATCGATACTCATATCATTGTTAATGGTATAACCACGTATTCTAAGCTTTTTACATATTGCATCGACCTCTTCCTTTGATTTTGGAAAAATACCTTGACCCTCGTTTGCTTCACCTAAGGATTGACGTGGTCCTCTATATAAAGGAGATTGCCCCAATCTATTTTCTTTTAAATACTTTCTTAAATTGAATTCACTCATTATCTTTGTTTTTTATTATACATATGTTGTTTTATTTACTTAAATATTCACCTATAATAGTACCTAATGATACTTTTTGTTCTCTTAAAACATCCAATTCATCCTTACTTAAATTTTTAATATTATTACAATATTCTACACCTAATGTTCCTATAAAATCCCCTTGGATACTTTTTAATGCAAACATATATGAGGATTTTGTTTTATAGGCATCAAAAAAAGTATGCAACCCATACCCTAGAGTCTCAGCGTAATTAGGTAAAAGGATTTCTCCCTCTCTATATAAAAAAGAAAGTGATTTGGAAAATAATGTTACAGGAATGTTTACGAAATTGTCTTTCAAGATGGTTGAGCCCGGTAAAGCTTCTTCATAAGTAACCGAAAATTTAGCTATGCTTTTTCCAGTTGGGTAAAAACTCCCCCCATTATGAAATTGTGTTACCCAAACTCTGTCAGCTTTAGTGTTGTTTTTTATTGATATTAATATCTCATCTATTTTCATACTTGCTTCCAAAGAATCTATAATATATCCCTTCTTATTTTGAACCTCCCAATGTTTTTTTACTAATGCTAGCAACATCGGTCCTACAACTGCTATTATGATGGCAGCTATTATTTCTATTTGCATCCGTTATCTTTTTAAACTATTTAAATATTCTATAACTTGATCTTTGTTTTTTTCTATAGATTCGATATTATCACCACCTACCCAATTTTCAACATCCCCATCTTCCGTTACGTAATCCTGTTTATTGTTTTTCGCGTCTTCTACCCAATTAAGAAATTCGGTTATTTTGTTTTCTATATCTTCGTTGTGTATCTTATTTTCGTATTCGGACCACTTTCCTGATAATTTTATATCATGTTCCTTCTTAATGACACAATTGAAACAAGTTTTATGAAGTCTATAATATTCACTGTCTATTTTTTTTTTCATTATAGAAGTACAGTTAGGACAAAAAAGAGGGATTTTCACCTCATCTTTAATTTCTTTATTTTTTATTATGTTTTGCCGTAAACCATCTATGATAGTCCACTGTTTACCAAATTCGCTCCAAATTTCTCCCTCTGTTCTCTCTACAAATAACTTGTTGTATCCTGCTTGTTCATGAGTTTTATCTTCTCCCTTGCCTGAGATTAGGTTTCTTAATCTTTGTACCTTATTTTTGGTAAATTCTTTTTGTAATAGACTATCGCCCATAAATGTTTTTTATTATAAATATTAAATTCCTAAACTAGATAATTGAGAAAGAGTATTATCGATATCAGTATGATGTATACCAATACCACCACGCCCCACCCAATCTTTGATAATATGTATATTATCATCGATTAATATAGAATTGGGACCCCACAATTCTTTTTTTTGATTCTTAAATTTAAAACATATTTCAGGCTTATTTTTAAATAGCGAACCAGTTTTTTCTTTAACCCATATTTTCTTCCCCACTCTTGATATATTGTTTCTTGATGGGGAAGTTAATATTTGATAATGATAATTTTTTATCTTATCCATTAATTTATGGGCACCCTCCATAATAGGTAGATTTTTCCAAAAATTCAGCCCGTGGATTATGTCTATTAGAACCCAAAACTTTACAACTCCATGTTTATTTATATAAGATTGGGGGTTTTCTCCCGATATGTCAATAAAATGTTGTTCGAAATCTGCTAAAACCCCATCTAAATCTAAGTAGAACTTGTAATCTTTCATAATTTTTTATTAAAATTTTATACTTAGACCCTTACCATATGACCTCCAAGTTTCTATAATATATTGGGAATCCTTCCCATTAATATTATTTTTCATTAAATATTCTTTCATTAATGTTAATAGGGGTCTTTTTTGTTTTTTTGCTCTAAAATACAACCCCTGTATATTAGCATCTATTTCTTTGGGTAATAAAAAATAAGATTTACTATCGTTTACAACTTCCATGATATCTCTTAAATGTTTATCATTTCCCTTAAGTTTACTAGGGATAATATTCACAGAATTTTCGCTATGTGTAGTATGTTCTATTTCGTGTCTTACTATGTCTTTTAGTTCAAATGAAAGATTTTCCCAATTTTTTGGGAACATATCTATAGATGCATAACATATAATTTCTATTAAATTTTCATCAACAAAAAACCCACCATCGGTTTCCATCTCATTATACTCATCAGAGAGATATAAAGTGGCTTCAACATCAATGTCTATGTCATTATTTATAAAATTGTTTGAAAATTCAATTTCTTGATTGGGGGTATTATTTAAATTATCTTTCCAATAATTAAATATAGAAGAGGATATTTCATTACTTATTTTATCATATCTCCCTTCATTCACATTAAATCTTTTTTCAATGCTATTACCATTTTGTTTTATATTGTCCTTATAACTTCTTAATAGTAACCCCCCATCTCGATAAGCCTCGCTTTCTAATTCTTTCAAAACACGGTCTTCTTCTATATTATCTGTTTTTATACCCCCCAACTTTCCTTGTAATTCTTGCCTCCAATGGATTAGTTCATGACAATACGTGCTTATTATATCTCGGAGGTGCCTTCCATCTGTATATAAAGTTATTATCCTAACACCTGGTTTATAATGACCAGTGTACCCATTAAACCAGTCACCACTATTTTCTTTATTATTATCCATAATTTCTAAAATAGGGGGGTCAGATTTTATACCATTTTTTTCAATAAAAAATTGGTTTATGTCTTCTATAATTTCTGTTAAATTATCAGTCATATATTATTTTATTATGCTAATTAACCGTTTTAAATCTCCATTACTTATTGTGGGAAGGTATTTTTTTAGCTCTATATAATTCTTGTCCATTATACATATTCTAGTATTGGTACCACTTATATTCTGATTTGTAGTTTTTATAATGTGAGTTTTTAGATTAGGATACTTGTTATATACGGATTTAACTCTAGATGTGGAATTATTTTTATCTTCTTCTACTCCTTCTCTTTCTCCTAAAACAAATCCAATTTCATTCAACTCTTTATTATTTTTTACAAATCTTACCATAGAACCTATTGGGGCGGTGGAGGCCACTATTTTAATTTTATTACTTAAATAGGGTTTATAAATTTCCCACACACCCATTGATTGTTCTTGTGTGATACCCCCTCTCTCTTTAGCACCAACATAAATAATAAATTTATCTATATCTGGTACTTCTTCTAATGTTTGTTTTACAACATTAAAATGACCAATGTGGGGTATTTTAAAACCCCCTCCATATAAATATATTTTTTTCAACTTTTTTTAAATTTTTCTAATTTATTTGCTAAGTCTGTAAGTGTATCAAATTCTTGTTTTTTATGAGATAATTTTATTATGTTATTAAGATCTTTTAATTTTTGAAAATTTCTTTTAATTTCTTCTTTGGTGGTTTTTGGTTTAGATTTAATATTTACATCTTTATATTTTAATAAATCATTTATAGTAAATAACTTATCGGGTATGCCACTCATATTTATTAAACTAAAATTTTGTTTGAATAATTTTTTATACTGAGGTATTAAGCCTACATAATCCGCCCAAGTTCTATTGATTATAGATGATAAAAGTCTTCTGTCTCTATTTTGATTTCTTTTTAATGTTATTAATGGGTGACTATATACCCCTATCATGAATATATCGTACCCTTGCTCTTCTAATTTTTTATATAATTTTAAAGTAATATTAAAACTTCCGGATGTGGTATCTATTATTATATTTTGAAAATTTGATATTAATAAATCCCTTTCTTCCTTATTAGCTTTGTGGGCTTTACCCATTAATTTCCCACCTAGTGATCTCTCTTGAGGCGTCCATTTAGTATGGTCGGGATTAAGACCCTCTTCACTTATAAACACTTCATAATATTTATCCACATTAAGGATTTTATAACCTTCTAAAACTGTGGGTAATTTTTTGATTAGTGTGGATTTTCCACTAGCAGCGGGACCTCCCAATATTATGGCTTTGGGGCGCCCACTTTTTAATATGTTTACCATTTTTTTCATAACAATATATTTTAATTTGTATGAATATACGAATCATAAATACAATACAAAAATTATTTTAATTTTAAAGATGTTGGAAGTGTTGAAAATATAGGCTTTTCATATGGGTTTTCAATTTTATAGATGTCTAAAACGTTTTTGAAAATTTTTAAATTGTCCTCATATGATCTTGAGGATTGAAACATTTCCCAACCCTTACCTTGCATTTTTTCTTTATTGAATTTCCTTTTAGAAGATTTTAACCACAATATACCAACTTCGTCTATTTTTACACCAAAACATTCCTCATAACATTTTCTGTATATTGCAGTTTGTAATTCATACGATGTATGTAAATAATTGGATGTTTTAAAATCTATAATCCACACCTTCCCATCTATTTTACAAACCAAATCACAGGTTCCGGCTACTTTTATTTCGTCTGAAAATAAATATACTTCAGCTTCTAAGAGTTCGGGTTTATAGGTTTCCCAAAATTCTACAAATCTCATTACCATATTCCACACTAAAGTAGAATATTTAGGGGCTCCTTTATGATCTAAATATAATAATTCCTTACCTCCTAGAAAGTCCTCTATTAGACCATGTACAAGATTACCATCATCCGCTGCTTTTTTTACTATAAATTTTGAGGAATATCCTACTTTCATTAACCAATCTTCAAAATGTTTACCCTTGGGATATGACCCCAAAACATGTGTTATGGAAGGATAATAATTTTTATTCCTTCTATAGAATCTTGAATCCGATAAAGTTATTTGGGAGTGGTCTTCTGATATTTTTAAGTTTCTTTTAAAATCTGTCATTTTTTATTTTATTTTATATCTCATTATTTTTTCCAAATCCAACGGAGGTGAATTATATATAATTTTATTTATATTATTAAACCCTATTTCATTAGGGTCAAGGTTATCTAATTCTACTAAATGGGGGATAAACCCATCATTAAGAAGATTTTGGCTAAATCTTAGGGCTTCATTTTTTGCGTCTGGGTCTAGTACTATATAAAAGTGTTTGTTTTGACTCTTTTGTATTATTGTTTCATATATTACAGGTTGAAAATCCTTCCCCAATAATGGAATACAATTTCTTTTTATACTAAAATAATCAAATATTCCCTCACATAATACTATGGGTAACCACCAATTAATATCTAATTCATTGGCTATTAAGTTCCTTGATACTTTTGGGTTTTTGTAACCATTGGGGTGACCTTGAAAACTTCTTGCACTAAAGAATATTAAATCCCCAGTATTATCATATATTGGGATTATTAGGTACCCAGAATATTTACCAGATTCACAATACCCTATTTTGTATTTAATAATCTCTTTATAAGATAACCCTCTACTTAAAACATAACTAAGGGCATGTTTTCCCTCTATGTCAAACAAACTTAAATTTTCAAAATATTTTGTCTCCTTAGGTAGACTAATATCATCTACTGGGGGTGTGTGGTTATCACTAGAATCGTTATTGTAATGGGAGGGTATTATATTTTTTAATTCCTCAAAATACCTTGAGTTTAATCTAAGTGTTTTAAATAAAGATTGTATACTCTTTCCCTTTAACCCTAATTTTTTACTCCCACAAACCCAACATTGATATTGAAATGTTTTTAAATTTACTTCTAATTTATTTTTTGTTGGGTGGCAATTATTAGGACAAGAAAAGGCGTGGTTTTCATGTGCTGTAGTATAACTGTTTCCTAGGACTCTTTCTAACAAATCCAACAACATTTTGGGGTTATAATTCATATTGTATTTTGGTCTAATATAATGTAAACTTATTAAACTAACAACCTATACCATCACGTCTTTTATAAAAAATTTCCCTAGAATATTTGCATTATAATACAATTCGGGGTTTTCCAATACTTTATTCTCAAACTGATTTTGAGTTTCTCTATAAGTTAATTGTTTACTGTTAAACGCAAAACTAATAATTTCTTTTTTTATTTTATCTTCAGGAAGTTTATGTAACTCATCTAATTGTTTATTTGAATTAGTACCTCTATAGTTTTTCCAACTTGATTCTTTTACCACTAACTTTTTAGTGGGTAATTTTCCCCTAGTTTTATTTTTTTTTCTTTCTTCCTTAATATTTTCTAACTCTTTTTTCCCTAATTTTTTATTTTGTTTAGAATATAGGTTTTTTTTACCTATATATTTTTTATTGTTTTCTAAATTGGTTAAAACATAAACAAAACCAAAACAACCTTCTGGAAAGTCATTTATATCTTTTATAATTTTTTC